ATTTTTCTTTTTTGAAACTTCCAAGGGATTTAATTTTAAATCTATCGATGGTCTTTTTAAGCAAAAGCAGAAAAAGTCCTTAATCTATAATTTGACAACAGACTTACCTGCAGGGTATGATACCAAAGTATTAGACTTTCAAGGAGATAATCCCATACCAGCTCAAGAAAAATTTAAAATGGGTGCATATGGAACACGATTAGTTGTGTTCGATCCATTTAATTGTTTCTATGAGGTTATAGAACAAACAGCAAATGACACAAAGGATGGTACAGAATTAGCTGCAAAGGATTTGCCAAAGTTAAATGATAAATTTGAATCTGATAGTAAATTTACGCGGACTACTTATAGACTCATTGACACTGGGACTCTTCCTAGCGGAACAACACAGCAACAAATTGATAAATCAACGGAACAAAATTTTGAATTACAAAAAATAATGAATCAAACTCTCCGTAGATATAATCAATTATTTACTGGCATGCAGACCGTAACTATTCCTGGAGACCTTAATTTACATGCAGGAGACGTTGTATTCCTTGATACTCCAGGTCTCAGAGCAGAGAAGGGAGATGAATTGAATAAAGAATATGGCGGTCTATATATTATAGCTGATTTGTGTCACTACATATCACCCGAAGAGACCTATACTAAATTAAATCTTGTAAGAGATTCTTTCGGGAGAAAAGGAAACCACACTACTAACATTCCATTATGAGCGAAGAAAAAAGTATCCAACAGCACATTAACGACGATAAAGATCTTTTAGAAAACGCCACTTTATCTCCTCAAATGCGTCGTCATGTATCAGATGAATTAGATCATCTTGAAAAGTATCAGGCAGCACACCCTGATGAAGACCATGATCCAACAGCATTTGAAATGTATTGTGACGAGAATCCAGACGCAGACGAATGTAGAATTTACGAGGATTGATGGAAGGAGGAGCGTTATTTAATCCAGGATTTCTTGGTGGTAATTTTCTCTGGTGGATCGGAGAAGTTGCTGATGATTCAACGTGGCGAGAGAACATAAGTGAATCAAAGATAGAAGATAAAGATCAAACTCCTGGATGGGGATATCGCTATAAAGTTAGAATCATTGGTCTTCATGACCAAGAAGAATCTTCCATTAAATCTGATCAGTTACCCTGGGCTCAGGTAATGTATCCCATCACCGCAGGTGGTGGACAGGGAGGATCTTTCCAAACACCTGCTATTAGGCAGGGAAATTTTGTATTTGGATTTTTCTTAGATGATCAGGATAAGCAAGTTCCTGTCATCATGGGAGTTCTTGGAAACAATTCCAAGACAACTCTAAATACGAGAACAGCATTGACGGGGGGTAAGAACTTTACACCTCAAAGTCATTTTGCCAGAACACAAAAGAGAGATCCTACAAAAAGAACAGCAGACTCTGAACTTAGAACTGAGAGACCATCTAAAGGATTTCCTACTCATGAATCTGCAGATGCAGTTCATCTTGAGTGCGTCCGTGATGTAAAGAAGGATGATGTTTTAAAAAGAAAACATGCTCTTGCTTGTCCTGATCCACATGAAGATAGTCCGATGAAGTCAATTCAGACTATCATGGAAGGTTTGACTGAGAAAATACAAAATATACAAAAATCACTACAATTTTATGCTAACGCGGCCGCATTGCCAGTAAAAAATGCACTCAAAGAAATTGATAGGGTTATATCGGAAGCTGCTACAGAAATAGCAAAGCATATGAAGGAGATATATGCTAAGGTACAGAACTTTGTAACAGATACTTTTAATAAAACAACTCAACCTCTACTAAACATAGCACCTCCAACATTTAGAACAGACTTATTAAAGAAACAACTGAAAGGTTTTGAAGCACTTGTATGCATCTTTAACAAAATTATAAAAGGACTTCTCGATCAAATATTGAAAGCTCTAAAAGGTGCCTTTGATAGGAAAGGAAAAAGTTCAGGGTCTGGAACTGGTCCAACTCCACAATCAAATTTGGATCCTAGACTAGCACAACCAGGAGGGACTTTACCGATTTCAACTGTATTGGGGACTGGTGCTGGAACTGGGACTGGTGCTGGTGGCGGGACTGGAACTGGTGGTGGTGGAACTACACCAGGAGGTGGTGGTATCAATGATGCTACTAATATTAATGACACACCAAGAATCCCTTTACCAACACAACCACAAACTGGAACTCCCTCAGAATTTGATACAGACTTTCCAATTCCACCACTACCACCAGGCGGATTTTACTCACCAAGCCCGATCTGTGATACTGAAGAATTAATTAGTGAGGTATTGGGTGGCAATCTTAATGAGATAATGCAAGCATTTGATGCTGCAGTAACTCCAGTGGTCTTTGCAAGTAGAGACTTTTTAACTTTAGATGCTTATTCTGGAACTACATATGCTAAACAAATTTTAGGGGCAAAACCACAGAAGATTATTCGTAAGTCTGTTTCTCCAGCAGCTGTTAAAACAACTCTTTCCTCAGGAGAATTGCAAGTAGCAATGGTTCAACTTCTTGCAAATCAACTTGGTGTAAGATCATTCAGAACATCTACCAATGATGCTCGTGAATTTGTACAAAACCCAATTGAAGGACTTATATCCATTCTTTCAAGTATACCTGACCTTCCTTCGGGAGGTAGTTTAAAGGATATATTACTCGCTGCAGCATCGATTGAATCATCAACTCCCCTGTTCTTAACTCCAGGAACATTATCATCATTTGTGGATTCCACAGTTGATTTTTTAAAAACTGGAGATTTAACAAGAGGATTCTCTGCTCTTGCAGGTGTCCTTCAAGGAGTTGATCAAACAACACTTGGAAACATTGGATCTGCATTTAGTGCAATGAAGTCTGGTAACATTACTGGATTGGTAAAATCTTTGGGCCCCATTGTTGGTATTGATCCTGAACTTTCAAATTTAGTCACACAATTTATAGAGGATCCTGCCTCTGCAGCATTTGGTATTGTTGATGATTTGATTGGTGGATTGGGAGCTATCGGAGGAATTAATTTTGATGTAGGTTCAGCATTATCATTCATATCATCACTAACGGATTTCTTCTCATGCGATCCAAAACCAGAGTGTTCTCCAAATGATACTTTTACACTACAAAGTGGTGGTAGCGGAAAACCTGGAGTCGAAAGACCCAATTTAATTAATATCGGTGATGCTGCTATAGAAAAAGCAGAAAATTTTGAGGAAGGCAATATAGAAATAGTTGCACAGTCAGAGAAGAAACCTTTTAGAGGCCCTCAACGACTTGAGGTAGTACCGTTTGATGGTGGTGCTGAAACTGAAGAAGAACCAGATGGAGGAGAAACATAATGCCATTCATTTCTGCATCAAGAGACAGAGTAAGAGTAGGATATATTAGTGAATTTGATGGATATATTAGTGGATTATCCATTGATGATGCTAACAACTATGAGAAATTATCTCCCGGAACAATTTTTATCTTTGTTAATGGAGATAATGAGGTAAAATATTTGAACATCGATGAAGTTAATGCATTAACTTCTCGCGATTTAAGAAGAACAAAACCATGTAATATTGGACCATCACCATGTGGCCCTCCAACGATTAACTTCTTTGGTGGAGGTGGGATAGGTGCCGCAGGAAATCCGGTCATAGATGCAAATGGGACCATCATGGCAATTGATATTGTTAATAGTGGATTTGGATACGTCACTCCTCCTAGTATTAGCATCATAGATCCATGCAATAATGGTAACGGAGCAGTTTTAGAACCAGTCATTAGTGATGGCACAGTCACTACTGTCATTGTACAAGATGGTGGATCCGGATATTTGCCATCAACTCAACCACCAGCAACCGATGAAGGAGGAACTTCATCAGAGTATCCAACGTTGGTTGTATTGACTGATGTGATAGTTACTAATCCAGGTATAAATTATTTGCCTACAGATCCGATTATAATTACTCCCAACAATGGAACTGGATTGACATTTGAACTTGATCCATTTGGAAAAGTTAACTCCGTAAAAGTAAATCCTGGGGGAAATTTTACATCTTTACCAGACATATTCATTGACAGTGACACTGGACTTAATGCAAGATTTATTCCTGTCTTTGATGTCATTCGGGATCCATTAGTTCCTCAAGTGGCTGATCCTGGAGATGTTGTTCAAGTATTTGATCTTATTGGTTTACAAATTAGTGGATATATTGACGGTAAACCTTACTATGGAAACGTATTTTATGATAATGGAATAAAATATGCAGGAATTAGAAATACTGGAGTCAGAGTATATGAATCCATACAAGAAAGTATAACCAAAGAAGTTCTACCAGTTGCACCTCAGCAGGTACAACCACAAACAACAACTGAGGAAGAATCACCAGAGATCTCAGAACCAGCGGATGACATCGTAACTGTTGAGAGGGATGAAACTCGTCGAACTACAGATCCCACTCAAAATGTTCCGACGAGCACGACCACGACTACGACTTCAACTACGAGTCCAAGTCCCAGTCCTTCACCATCTCCAAGTCCTTCACCATCTCCAAGCAGTGGTGGAGGATCCTATGGTTACTAATAAATATTATCAATCTCTCTAATTTAGTTTATGTCAGGAGAAAAGAAGAATTTTTGGACTCAAGTAATTGGAGCGATGAACGGTGCAATCACCTTTGGAGGTCTCACCAAGGATAAGGGTGTTACATCTAGCGTTGAGATTCAAGGTCTTGATGGTAGACACTTTATAGATTTAACCGAAGATGGTGAACGTGAAGGATGGACTACGGTGAATGCTCCCGGAGCAGTCAATGTCAACGCTGGAGAGGATTTAACAAAGGGTCAGAACGGCATCTTTTTAAATACTGAAAATGGTGATATAATTATTAGGGCTAGAGATGGAAAAGTTCGCATTGAAGGAACCGATGTAGAAATATGTGCCCAAGGAAAAGATCCTGAAGGTAATTTCTGGGTTAGTTCAAATCAAAGCGCCAAGATTGATTCAAAAAACATCACTCTTGATGCAAAACAGTCATTAAAACTACTTTCAACTGGTTTTATGACAATAAATGGTAAACTGGGCACACAAATTTTATCATCCATAATTCATGGAGTATCTTGTGCAACAGATCCAGATAAAAAACCAGGTCAAATATAAGGAGAAGTCATGGCATTTCAATTTGATGAATCACACGTATATGATGGTCAACAATTAGTATGTAAAAATAATGTGCTTCCAGTAGCACTTGGTGTTGGCCCGTCTAAAATTAAGTGCTCATCATATCATCAAGGCCCATTGTTAGTCGGGAGTCCAGGACAATTCCCGTCAGTATTTGCCACTGTCATGATTGGTCCTTCTGCACATGGATCACCAGCACCAATAATTCCTGGAGCTCTTTGCAGTGGTATTAGTAATCCATATTCTTTAGCAGTCTCTGGTAGTGCAGCATTTTTGGGACAAGTTGATACAAATGCAAACATTGGATGTGGTGGAAATGTTCTTGCACAGGGACATGTGATCTCTAACTGTGGTGGTCACATTCTTGCTGCCAAAAAGAACTTTGATATCCCTCACCCAACAAAAGAAGGATGGAGACTTCGCCATACTTGTCCAGAAGGTCCATCAAACGATGTTTACTACAGAGGTAAACTAAAAAATAAAACAGAAATTCAACTCCCAGGATACTGGGAAGAACTTGTTGATCCAACAACAATTACAGTGAGTTTAACTCCTATCGGAGCTCACCAAAATATAATTGTAAAAAGAATTACCGATAATAAAGTCTATCTTCAGGCAAATGGTGGAATGCCTATCAATTGCCATTTTCATATCTTTGGAACTCGTGCAGATGGTGAACGATTGATTCCAGAGTATGAAGGAGAGTCACCAGCAGATTATCCGGGAAATAATGATGAATATTCAGTTTCCGGATACCACTACGATAAGAGAGGTTAATTATGTCAGACGCAATGGAATTTCAACCGGGGGAAAGTGGAAAAGATTGCTCCGAGAAAGCAGGTGGATGGGGTCTAAAATCCACTAGATACGATTATATCTGGAAGGGTGATATTGATGAGTCCAAGTATCCAGAAGATGCTTGTGATCCCAGGTATCATGGCAATGCCCAGATTGATAACTTACAAGTAAATCAAAACATTAATGGCTCAGGAACATGTACTTTCCCAACATTCCAAGGAAACATTAATGTGCAATCTTGGAAGGGGTTTGATATCAAACACCCTAACAAAGAGGGTCAGCGTCTTCGACATATTTGTTTAGAGGGTCCAGAGGCTGGAGTCTACATCCGAGGAAAACTCACCGATAATAATGTGATTGATCTTCCTGATTATTGGAGTGGATTGGTTGATCCTGAGTCAATTACAGTTTCTCTTACTCAAATTGGATCCTCTCAGGATTTGATTGTTGATAAAATTGAGTGGGGTAGAAAGGTTTATGTTAGATCTGGAAATGCATCAACAATCAATTGTTTCTACACAATCCAGGCATCTAGAATTGATGGAGAACCTCTGATTGTTGAGTATGAAGGAGAGACACCAGCAGAATACCCAGGTGGATCAAGACAATTTTCTATCTCTGGATATGACTATGATGCGCGAGGTTGACACAGGGGTCTCACCGTCCTATAATAAGCAGGTAAACAAACAAACCCCATGCAAGACGATTTCCTTTCACGCTGTGTCGTTGATCCCGTAGCACGTAAGTTTTATCTTTACTCTGAGCAAGGTGATGAAAAAGTGGTAGAGTGTGAGACCGTAGATCAGTTCATGAATGTCCTTCAACTTTGCAGAAGTCTTCTCGACGAAGAGACCCTTGCGTATTCAACTCCCCTCTGAGCAAAATTAGCTTTTAATTCCAAAAAAGGGCGGAAAAAAATTCCGCCAAAAAATTGCCCTATTACTTTTTTCAAGTAATGCACCATTCTAATCTTTATAGAGAAATTCTCAAATGTTATGAGTATGAGACCAGAAACCCGACAATCTATGGAAATGTTGTTCGCGGCGAAATGGAATTTGCCCAAAGCAGCAAACAATTGCAACTTGACTTACAAAGAGACAAAGATAATCTTTAACGAGTATTGTAATCTAAATCCTCCAATCTATAATGAACATGGCGAATTAATCGCCTGATTTTTTGGGAGTGTGGTGGAATCGGTAGACACACCAGACTTAAAATCTGTTGAGCATTAAGCTCGTGGGGGTTCAAGTCCCCCCACTCCTACTAAATACAAAAAAATAGGAGATTTCCTATGAAATATCGCATTGATGCAAAGTATGTGTGGTATGATGAGGGAAATATGCTTGTTTTAATGTACTTCATCCAAGGTGTCCCATTTACCTTTGATGAACTGCCTGATGAAGTACAAAACGACCTAGATATCATTAAGCTAGCTGATAAAGAGAAGAGATGGTCTCCAGATGATGTGTACCATGGGTATTCATATTTGATGGAGGAGCAATGCCATCCTTGTTTATTTGAACTAGATCTAGAAAATCCAGAATGTTTGCCCGTAGACTAATATGCAGATACAACTTTGGTACGCAGAAGATATGCACCAGTGGCGGTGGACTTTGAGTGATGATGGAGACCCGTATGTTCAAGAATCTGGACAACAACCACATCTTCGTGATGCTATGCACGATGTTGCAGCAACAGTAGAGTATATTTTACAAAGCGACTGATTATTAAATGATAAATAATCCATAACAGAACTTATAGTGCAAATAAGATGGGTCTTTCCAGATTAGAGAATTTTCTTAAGAATGCTCGTGGTAATATTCTGTATGTAAGTCCTAATGATCTGGATTCTACAGATAGTATCGAAAATAAAGGAAATTCGTTAACTCGTCCTTTCAAGACGATCCAAAGAGCGTTGATTGAAGCTGCTAGATTTTCATATCAACGTGGTTTAAGCAATGATAGATTTGGTAATACTACAATCTTACTATATCCTGGTGATCATATCGTTGATAATAGGCCTGGATGGATACCTATTCCTGATGGCGTAGACGCTAACTTTAGATTAAGAGACGGAACAGAATCACAAGATTTCCCTGCATGGGATTTGACAACCGTATATGATCTGACTAATCCAGATAATGCACTTTATAAAATGAACAGTATTCATGGGGGTGTAATTGTTCCCCGTGGTACTTCTATCGTTGGTCTTGATTTAAGAAAGACTAAGGTTCGTCCAAAATATGTTCCAAATCCATCAAACGATAATATTGAAAGATCTGCTTTATTCAGAGTAACTGGTGGATGCTATTTCTGGCAGTTCTCCATGTTTGATGCAGATCCAAACGGACTCTGCTATCAGGATTATACTTCAAACCAGTTCGTACCCAATTTCTCTCACCATAAACTTACTTGCTTTGAGTATGCTGATGGTGTGAATAATGTACAAATTAGAGATACGTTCCAAACGTTCGGCGTAAACAGAACTGATCTTGACATGTATTATGAAAAGATTGGTTTAGTCTATGGTAGTGCAAGTGGAAGAGAAATTCAACCAGACTTCCCATCATCTAGTATTGATATTCAACCAAAAATTGATGAATTCAGAATTGTTGGATCAACTGGTGCAACTGCAGGAATTACGAGTATTAAGGCAGGTAATGGAGCTATTCCAACTGACGTAATTACCGTAACGACTGCATCTCCGGTTAGTGGTCTTGATGTTGACACTCCATTCAGAGTTGAGGGTATCACTGCCTCTGGATATAATGGACAATTTGTTGTCAGTGAAAAACTGAGTGATACTGAGTTCAAATATGAAGTCCAAAATGCTCCAGTAGTTCCTCTTCCTGCAGTGACTGGTTCCTCAGTTACGTTGCAGTCAGATACAGTAACATCTGCTTCACCATATATCTTTAACATATCACTTCGTTCCGTCTTTGGCATGTGCGGTATGCATGCAGACGGTGATAAGGCGACAGGTTTCAAGTCCATGGTTGTGGCCCAGTTTACGGGAATTGGACTTCAAAAAGATGATAACGCATTTATTAAATATAATTCTACGACAGGTGTTTATGATGATGCTACTGTTCCAGGAAATGAGAAACTAAGTAATGATTCTAGTGCGATTTTCAAACCATCGCATTCTAACTTCCACATTAAGTGTTCCAATAACGCTGTTATTCAGGCAGTTTCTATCTTTGCTATTGGATATGCAGAACACTTTGTTGTTGATACTGGTGGTGACATGTCCATCACCAACTCAAACTCTAACTTTGGAGCAAAATCACTGATTGCATCCGGATTTAGACCTGATGCATTCCCTCAGGATGATTTTGGATTTATCACTCATATTTTACCACCAAAAGAAATTCCAATTACTGAAAATGTAGTTGAATTTAATGCAATTGACCTCAATACAACAATTGGTGTCGGGACTACAGGACACCTATATCTGTATAACCAAACAAACCCAGATATTCCACCCGAAAACGTATTAGAAGGATTTAGAGTTGGTGCAAGAGAACTTGATTCCATAAAAGTTCTTGTCCCTTCAGGAGGAACACCCACAGAGTTCAGTTCGCGCATCGTGATGCCAAATGGTACGGGATTCAATACCACCACACAATATAGTTCTGAGAAAGTATTCAGAGTTGATAGAAGTTCCTCTGGTATTAATAGTATCACTAGTAATGTTATTACTCTGACAGAACCTCATACTTTCCAAGATGCGGAATCTGTTCGTATTTTGAGTGATAATGGCAGACTTCCAGATGGTTTGGAATCAAATACAGTCTATTTTGCTATTACTAATCAAAATGCAAGTTCTGGTTTAAGCACTCATAATACGATTAAGTTAGCAAAAACTCAGACTGATGCTAAGAACGCAGCAGCTCTGACTATTAATAATCTTGGCGGTGTTCTCAAAATTGTAAGTAGAGTATCTGACAAAAATTCTGGTGATATTGGTCACCCAATTCAGTTTGATAATAGTCCAGACGATGGCAGGAAACAGTGGTATATTAATGTATCGACAGCTTCTACCGATAATAGAATTTACAATGATGTTGTTCTCGACGAAAATGGTCTCGGACTTGGTTCAACAGCATTAGGAGAAGCAACTCCAAGGTCATTTATCAAGAGAAAATCAGACTCTAGAAGTGCAATTGATACACTTTACAGAGCAAGATATATTATTCCTGCCAACAATGGTGGAGCTATTGCAAGACCACCAACTGATGGATTTATTATTCAAGAAAGTAACACTTCGATTGGATCAACCAATGATGAAGTTGGAACTTACTTCGGAACAGGTAATTTAAATCATGTCAATGAAAATAGAAACTTTAGATTCATTGCTGGTGCAAATTGGGGATCAAACGTTGGTAACATTCTGACCGAACTTCCTCATGATCTTTCTGTTGGATCTTTAGTTGAATTAGTTGATATCAAGAGTAGTATTAATACAACTGGTGCCGGAAACTCTGGATTTAATGGCACATTCCCAGTTACAGGTATTACAAGTGCCAGAGAGTTTACTGTAGGAATCAACACTGATCCTGGAACATTTACTAACGATCTTCTTACAAGGAACACAAGTCTTCCAAGATTTAAGAGGAAGAAGTATAATACTACGTATTATATCCAGAATGTTAAAGAAATACAACCATATATTAGAAGTGAGCAAGATGGTATTTACTACCTTACAATTCTCAATTCTTCGGTAAACCCACCAGTAGATCCATTTACTGGAGATAAGTTTACTCAACCTGTTACAAGACTATTCCCACAGGTTGATAGAGATACAACAAATTCTGATCCAGATGCTGCAATTTCTTTTGCAGACTCTGCAGATATTGGTAAGACTGAAGTTGATGATGTCAAAAACAGTATTACTAAAGAAAGCATTGATAGTTTGATTAGAGACGTTGATGTTGGTGTTGGATTAACTGATGTCATAACAGCTGTTGGTGGAACATCTCATAGATTCAACGCTAGTATTGATCATGGACTGAACCGTGTAACCACTGTCAGTATTGCTAATAGTGGCGGTGGTTATGGAACTGGTGTTGATGCAGATTATTATAATGCCAAACTTG